ACGGTAGATTATCAAAAGTTGAGATGACATCTAGGCTACTAAAGATGAAACGGGATTTAGACACTAAATCGTGGCATCGGGAGTGGGGTAATCAAGAAAGGTGGGCAGCACAACAAATTCTAAATAGTGTATTGGACACACTTGACGAATACCATTACTAATGTTAGAGAAGATACTACTCTTCGCTTCACCTATAGTATCTGCTGCTACCATTGCCTCAGTTATTGCTGTTAAAAGTTGGAAGAAGAGAAAACCACCAAAAATAAATATTACTTGGGATGACGATGACGATGATGATTATAGTGGTGGTCCTGGTGAAGGACCATATTGGTGGTATACTAAATAGTAATAGCTTGGGAAGTTGACATGGCTGCTGAATGGTATAACGAGCAACCTAAAAATAGAAATTTTTTATCACCAATAGGATTTAAGTTGGATCTTGAATTGTTTAGTGGTGTAGATTTCTTTTGTCAATCTGCATCTATACCAGATTTATCAACACCTTTTGCTCAAGTAAATACTCCATACAGAAACGTTCCTATTGCTGCTAGTGGTGGAGCAGATTTTGGAGATCTATCTGTTAGGTTTATTATTGATGAAGACTTAGTAAACTATACTTCTATTCATAACTGGATACGTGAATTTGGTTTAGTTGATGGCAGAGGTACTAGAGAAGATGTATATTCTGATGGTCTATTAGAAATACTAACCTCCCATAGTAATCTTAATCATGTTGTAAGTTTTACAAATTTATTTCCAATAAGCTTGTCAGGAGTCCCATTTGATGCTACAGTAGGGGATATAGATTACCTAACTGCTGACGTTACGTTCAAATACGAAGAGTATACCATACGTGACAAGAGCTTTAATAAACGTTAATGAAAGACACTATTTTATTTGGCGACTGCCGTGAAACACTAAAAGAATTTACAGGTAAGGCGAGGATGTGTGTAACATCACCGCCTTATTATGGTCTTAGGGATTATGGTGGTGAAGAGAATCAGATTGGTCAAGAGCAATCACCTGAAGAATATATTGAAACAATGGTGGATGTATTCAGATCAGTACGTGATGTACTGACTGATGATGGTACACTGTGGTTAAACATAGGTGATAGTTATTACAACTATAGAAAAGATGGTTGTATACCTAAACAAACATTCTCTGCTAATAGACAAGACCTACCTAAGACTACACCAAGAAGATCTAATAAACTTGTAGGATACAAGGATAAGGATCTGATTGGTATACCTTGGATGCTTGCATTTGCACTACGTGCTGATGGTTGGTATCTAAGACAAGATATTATATGGCATAAACCAAATCCTATGCCTGAGTCAGTCAAGGATAGATGTACTAAAGCACATGAATATATTTTCTTACTAAGTAAGAGTAAGTATTATCATTACGACAATGAAGCAATCAAAGAACCAGTCAAGCAAGACTGGGGTACAAGAGACAGAACAAACGGTAAGTACCACAACCCAGGAACAGGACTACAACCACATTCAGGCCTTACGAAATCATATACAACAAAAAATAAACGATCTGTCTGGTCAGTAAATAAGAAACCTTATAAGGGTGCTCACTTTGCAACATATCCAGAAGAACTAATTCAACCATGTATCCTTGCTGGTAGTGAAAAGAATGACATTATATTAGATCCATTCATGGGGTCAGGGACTACTGCTGTGGTAGCAAAATCTTTAGGAAGACATTACATAGGATGTGAACTACATGAAGACTATGGTAAACTAATACAGAAAAGATTAAACTCTAAATCATTTGCAAAACTTGAGTTAATATGAATTTTGAATCCCTTCGTAATAAATTTGAACAATTAAGAGAAGAATGGAAAGAGGATAGTCATGTAGATTTCCAGTTCAAAAATAAACAATATAGTGCTGACCTAGCACAGGTCGCACTTGACATTCCCTTCTGCCATAATAAATACTTAAACCACTACACTGACATTTCTCAGATTAAAACCTCACTTGAATTTGAAATTCGCAAACTTGTTAGAGAGAAGCGTGAGTACTACGGAGGAGAAGCTGACGCAAAAGTCTATGCTGAAAAACCTTTTGGTAGTAGGATCTCAACTCAAGATAAGATGAAAGTTTACGTAGAGTCTGATGACGACATCATAAACTTAGAGGCGAAAATTAAATACCTAGATCAAATGCTTTACTGGTTAGATCAGGTAATGAAACAAATATCAAACAGAGGATTTCAAGTCAAGAGTGCTATTGAGTGGGAGAAATTTATTAATGGACAGTGATGACATATCTCTCAGTAAGAAAGAAGAATGAAGTATACGTTACTATTCATTCTGAAGAAGAGCATGTTCATAGGGAACTAGCAGACTACTTTACGTTTGAAGTTCCTGAAGCAAAGTATTTAAAAAATAATCCTAGGTATAGACACTGGGATGGAACTATACATCTATACTCACCTGCTACAGGTGCGTTGTATCATGGGTTAACAGATCATCTAGATACATGGGCTCATGAAAGACAGTACAGTATAGGGTATGAGAAGGATGAATGGTATGGTGATGTGTATGAAGATAATGGTCTTGTATCACCACGTGGTGTCAAACTCTTCATGGATAAAATATCCAAAATAAAACCTCGTGACTACCAATACAAAGCAGTCTACGAGGCAATAAAAAATAATCGTAAGTTGTTACTATCTCCTACGGGATCTGGTAAATCTCTTATGATCTACTCCATAGTCAGATACTACGCCGCTACCTCCAAGAAGATACTTATAATCGTCCCAACTACTTCCCTTGTTGAGCAGATGGTCAACGACTTCATTGACTATGGTTGGGATGCCGATAGCTTTGTTCATAAGATTTATGGTGGTAAGGATAAAAATACAGATAAGGATATTATTATATCAACTTGGCAATCTATTTACAAGTTTCCCAAGAGATATTTTGATGACATAGATTGTGTGATCGGTGACGAAGCACATCTATTCAAGAGTAAATCATTGACTGGCATCATGACTAAGTTGCATAATGCTAAGTATAGATTTGGTTTTACTGGTACGCTAGATGGGAGTAAGACTCACAAGTGGGTACTAGAAGGATTGTTTGGTTCTTGCGATAGAGTAACTAAGACAGATGATCTTATTAAGTCAGGCTATCTTAGTAAGTTTAGAATAAAAATACTCCTTTGTCAACATGCTCCTCAACATTTTGAAACCTATCATGATGAGATAGACTATTTGGTTGAGCATCGTGGTCGTAATAATTTGATTAAAAACCTAGTCAAAGACCTAGAAGGTAACACCCTAGTGTTATTTAACTACGTTGAAAAGCATGGAGACCCATTATATGATCTCATAAATAGTAATGTCAAAGAAGACCGTAAAGTTTTCTTTGTTCATGGTGGCACTGAAGTGGGAGACCGTGAAGAGGTTAGACTAATTACGGAGCAAGAAAATGATGCAATCATTGTGGCCAGTTATGGGACTTTCTCTACTGGTATTAACATTAAGCGTCTTCACAATATCGTCTTTGCCAGTCCCTCCAAGTCTAGAATCAGAAACCTCCAATCAATCGGGAGGGTACTTCGGGTCGGCAATGGAAAAACTATAGCAACATTATATGATATTGCTGACGACATAGGCGGTCAAAACTATACTATTAAACATCTGAATGAGAGAGTAAACATCTACAACGAAGAAAATTTTAAGTATGAAGTTATTAAAATAAATTTAAAAGCATCCTAAAATGGAACCCGATTTTATTGCAACAATTAAATTGACTACTGGTGAAGAAATTATATCTAAAGTTTCTTATATGCCAGATGATGATAGTCTTGTGCTAGAAAATCCTATGGAAGTTACTCGCATTGATCAACAAAAGAAAAATGTTAGAGTAAATGGATTTGCTTTACATGAATGGATTCATTCCACTTTTGATCATATGTTTATTTTACCTAAACAACATGTTCTTACAATGAGTGAGGTTGAAGATAAACAGATAGAATCTTTTTATCAAGATTCTGTAAGAAGACATATTATAGATGTAGAAACTTTTAGGGAAACTTTTGAACCTAAAAAGTTCTCTCGTGAAATGGGTCACCTAGGATCCGCTAAAGATACTAGAAAAAAATTAGAGGACTTATATAAAAGAAGCTAGAGGTTCCCTTGAACCCTTACAGAGTTATCCTACTGGGTTTGTTGGGGTTTGTCAAGCCCCCTTGACAACAACAGCATATTCACCTATACTTAAGGGAGCAGACATGCCAAGAATGAAAAAGAAGACAGAATATTACGTTAATAATAAAGAGTTCCTAGAAGCAATTACTGTATATCGTAATGCTGTCATAAAAGCACGTGAGGCAGAAGATCCCCGACCCCGTGTTCCCAATTATATTGGTGAATGTTTTTTAAAGATTGCTACACATTTATCATATAAACCTAACTTTGTCAACTACATGTTCCGTGAGGATATGAT